ACCACAACCTCGCCATTGCTGGTGATAAATGCCAGCATATCATCGACGCCAAAGCCACCATCTATGGTCCAGGTGTCAAAATCAACCAAGTAACCGCCGTACCTACAGACAGAACTTAGGTCTAGAAATTGAGCCTCACCGCCGATTGAGGATGTAGGCAGATACCAAGCTTTCAACGTGTCTTTTTGAATAAACCAAATGCGGTTCTTAAACAGCAGCACATTGATTAAGGTGGTTGTCGTAACGCCCGTGATGGCTATCGGTGAAGATATGCCCGTAATTGAAGTCCAGGTGGTTCCGTTATAAAGCAGGGGAGCGTTAACGCCGTTGGTGGCGTACAGGTAGCTGCCGCCAGAGGTCGTGATGTTGGTGTATTCCCATTTGCCGTTTCCAAGGCTTGACAGGACCGCAGCGCCAACAGCACCATTAGACGTTACATCATAAAGTTTGCTTGTTTCGGTGACGGCAAATATTTTTTCTGTAGTGCCGCCAGAATAAACAAGCAGGCTTTGAACTTGGCCGTCTAGGCCCGTAGACCATTTTGAATAGCCGCCGCGCAGGGTGACGTTGGAAACGGTTGGAAACATATTTTCCAACGTGACCGCATCCATAGGGTCCATATTGGCGTAGCTATCCCTAGCGTTCCAACCGCCAAGAGGAGCCGGAAGCGACTCAACTTGGGCAGACGTTCCTTGAACCATAGAACGCGTATTAACTGCCATAGCCGCTATCCGGGATGTTGTCGTAGCCAATTAGGATGTTGCCTGGACGCGGGGCAAAAGACAGGTTTGCCGCAGAGGTATCCTGCGCTACCGACGTATCAAATTCGGTCAGATAATCACGATACAGAGCCGTGGTATCAAAACCCTTGGCTTGGAAATATTTCAGCTTTGTCATAAGGACCATAACGCGGTCAGGGTAAATGCAGGTGTCAGTGTCAACAGTCATGCTGTTCTTCACTGCGTTAGCGGACGATCTAGCCCACCCCTTGCTGCGGTACTCAAAACCAAGATATTCAGCGCTGGAAAGGCCAGGCCAAATTTGGAAATAGCTGCCTAGCAAGCGCCAACGGATACGAGGGCCGGTGGATATGTACCCGCTGAGAAGCCATTCCCATTGCTGGGCATTCTCTGGGCCTAGCATTTCCCAGTGCTTGCTCTTGTCCCACTGGGTACGCGGCACAATGCTATCATAGTCGCTAGGCAGGTCGTATTTGACCTTCTGGAAATAGATCGTGCCGGCGGTCACGTCGCTGGCTGAGTAGGTTGAGACTGTGACCTGCGTACTGGAATCAACGCTAGTGATAAACGTGGCATTTGGAAAGCCCGTACCAACAACCATGTATGTAGTGTCCAACCCGGCAGTGGACGGGATGCCGGTGATGGTAAGCGTGGTGGTCGTGTAAGTTCCCGTCGTGGTCGTATATTCCGTAAAGAAGCTGTACGGTATGGTAAGTTCGCGCCAATCAGCTTTCCGCAGCAATTCGTAACCGCTGGCGTTCATGAGCGCCAGGATCTGAATTACGTCTTGGTTGGCATTCCCAGCTACGAAAGTGGGAGTAGGAACGCCTAGCTCATTCGTGACCTGCGTCACCAACTGAAGCATTGTCGTGCTGGACATCTATGACTTCTTTCCTTGGCCGTCCCGGCTTACGCTCATCCATAAGCTGAGACATTTTAGCTTTTAGCTCATCAAGCTCTTTTCGCGTATTGGAAAGTTCGTCCGAAAAAGCAGAACTGTTTTTGCGGTTAAGATACAACTTAGCCCGCTCACGGAGCGCTTGAGCGCCCATGCCAACCTTTTGAAGCTGCGAATCTGAAGCCGTCGCAACCTGTTCAACGGTGCGAAACTTCAGAATTTGCAATTCAGCCATTTGGTAATCGTTCAGTTCTTCCGGTGCGTCCTCATGCCAAGTTTCCAACTGGGTGCCGAGTTCCGGTCCCTCATTGTTACGCATTTGGTAGTAAAGCCACTGACGCGAAAATCGAGCTTTGTGGTGTTCCCTGACGGGCTGCTCGATTATGTTAGTTTTGTCTCCCGGTGCCATAATCCGCACAAACGGTTGCCCCTTGTAGGGGGCCTTATCAAATTCATAAAATTCAACATGAAGTTGTGCGTCTGCACCAGAAACATCACTATCAAGAGGCATGGGTGGTCCCTTTTTAGGCGGTCAAAACAGAAGCCCAGGTAGTCGCACTGGGCGCAAAGAGGAGAACGGTTTTAGCAGTAGCAAGGCTAAGGGTGGATGCGCCGGCATTGATGGTTGAGCCAGACTTTGGGTAGATGGTGATGGTCTGACCGCTATCATTGCGGATACCAACCATAGCGCCGGCTTCGGTTGTGGGAAGGATAACGCCGGTTGAGGCGGACGAAGTGGTGATCGTGTTCCACACCGCCGAAAGTTGAAGTGCATCGGCAATCGTGGAGCCGACAGCCACAAGGCCGGTAGCACCGTCACCGCAAATGGAGAGGGTAGAAAGGGCTGCGTTGCCGGAACCCATAACGCGAGAAGGTAGAGCCATAATTAATTCCTTTCTGAAGCCAAGTCTTTTTCGACATAAAACGTGGCATACGGGAAAGGGGTGTCCCAATCACATTGCCGATAATTGATCTTATAGTCCAAAAATTGTTCTTCCCACCATTCTATCGGAAAAACCGACAAATGAAGCGAATGTCCAATTAGCGATCCCATACTATCTGGAAACATGGCGATTTTAAAGAAACATCTATCCACGCAATCCATGATGTTTTTAATGACATCGGGAACCTTATCAGTGGGAATATGTTCCATAACGTCGGTGCAGTAGCCAAAGTCCGCTTTTAAGCCAATTATGGGTTCGCAAAGGTCAACCACTTCAAATGGAAGGTTGTTGTCTGCATCGCGGCAATTATCCGCAAAATCCACTTGCGTTATCTGACATCCGGTAGTCTCATAAATCCTTTTGCTGCCGCGACCAGAGCCACAGCCAAAGTCAATGACGCTGCTGGTGGACCCAATGCGGGCTATGTTGATAAACTCGTCAGCAAAGTTTTCGCCAGGGGCTACGATTCGATAGCTGTCGATTCCCCACATCGCCTTGTACTTATCAACCTCAGAGATTTCCTCCGGCGGCTGTGACATAGCGCGTGCGATTGCCGGCAGAAGCCCGTGACCGTGAACGTGAATTTCGGCATCAGCATCAGCCAATTGACGGGCGGCTTCTTGGAATTCTACCGCTTGGCGGGCCATCCAGGGGGCTGCAACATATTCGCGCTTGCCAACCCTGTATGTGTCGCGGGGGTCGTTGTCATTGACCGCCTGTGCGTAGGCATGGCCTTCTCCAACGTGGGAATAGCTGGAATCAAAGCCGAATAGGTGGATTTCTCGATAGCCCATTGCAAAGGCAATGCTCATAGCCTGAAGGCCAACCGTAGTGCCGCCACCAATAAGAGCGCACTCACGATCACCAATGTAATCTGAAATGCCAGGATAGGCCGGATGCCAAACCGTAATCTCTTGCTTCTCTAACGCCTTAAAGACGCTGGGAGGGCATTGGGAGGCAATTAGATTGTGGACCGGCAATTCAGGGTGCAGGAAGGAAAGATTGTCTTCCCTAGCGTCCAGAAGGACAAAATAGTCAGGGGTAACGTCCACGCTCAAAAGGCTTGGAATAACCCCGTTAACGGCAAAGACGGTATGTCCAGCCGATTTATGCGCTGAGATTAGCGGAAGGAGGCCCTTCATTGAAGGACCTCCCCCTACTATTACAGCCACCTTGTCGTGCGGCTCAGTTAGCCCAAGCCACGGAAGATGACGCTCTACAGCAGCACTAATGTTGCTGAAAATAACATCATCCTCCGTGTTACACACGATTGGAATTTTCTCATCAAGGTTTGACGATAGAATCACTAGGTGGTTGCGCCTTGCATATGCGGACGGTTGATCGACACGATAATGGTCGAAACGCCAGAAGCAACCGTAGCCAGGTTGGCAGAGCGAGCGCCGAGGACTTGCTTACCAGAAGCCGCCGTAGGCATAACGCGCCCAGTGGTGGCCGATTGGTAAACAGGAACGCCGACGTTAACCGCAACCGCAGTCTTCTTCACAACGGCAAGACCTTCGATTTGATACCAACCGAAAGTGCCAGCGGTGTTAGCCGACATAGCAACGGCCACCGGCTGCGCTAGGTTCGCCGTGTTAGGCGAAAGCGCAGTTTGGTAGGTCGTCGTGTTGTAGGTCACAAGCGAACCAACAACAGTCGAAGCCACGCCAACGAGCATGATAAATTCACCCTCGCCGTAAGTGGGATCGAAAGCGCGGATTACCCCACCCAGCACGTTAGGCGGGGTCGGAATAGCACTGGTGCCATTGGCGGTCGTGATGCCGGTATCAATAACGGCAATCTGGAGAAGGCCAGACTTGTAGTCGTCAAATGTGTAAGCCATGTTCTGATTCTCCCATTAAGCGATCAGAACGCCTTGGAACTGAGCGCCCGCGCAGGTGATGTTACCCGCCCAGCCGATCAGTTTCACAATGGCGTCTTGGTTAACCGCTTGGCGCTCGCCGCCAATCGGCACAAAGTTCCGATCAACGTGCGGGCGGAACATGAGGTACTTGGTGTTCAGGAACCACATATGGTTCGCAGTAGCATCGGAACCGATACCACCATCAAGCACAACGTCCGACG